CGTGACTTTGCTTATACATTAGCAAGCTACGCTCACAGGCTACGTGGGTTTACGTGCTACCCTGATGGCAGTCGTGGTGGTCAGCCTCTTACATCTGTACCTTACAGTGAAGCAGTTGAGAAATTAGGGGAAGAGTTTGATGAACACGTAGAGACTCACGACATATGTGACATCAGTGGTCAAGGAGGTTCATGCGGAGTATGAGTATTATTAAAGAGGCAGAACAATACATTAAGAATAAAAAGTATCATCTAATAAAAGGGGTAGCCCAAAAGCTAGACCCTTTAGAGGAATACATACAGGATAATTTGAGTGAATCTTTAGAGAAAGAAAAAGCTATTGAACACTTGACAGAGGTATTTATGTGGTGTAAAAGATATACAGATCTTCGTGGTTGAAGATGGGTGAGGGGAGAAAAGGGGCTGTGTTTTTTGGTTCGGTTGACATGGCCCCTTTTTATTTTTAGTCTTCTCTATCTATCTTAGGAAATATATCACCTATAGATCTAATTTCTGTAGCTTCATCTGCTCTTGCTTCAAGAATAAGAATAATAGCATCCATTTGTTCTTCAGTTAAATCTTTAGGTTCAACAATAGGTGCAGATAAAAACTCTCCAGCTACAGGTATACTAAGTCTATCTGCATCTTGTTGTAAGTACGAAGCATCATCTTGAGCCATCAATTTTATAGCATCTCTAATATTGTTTTCAGTTTTACCAAGCCTATACATTTTAACTAGTCTTCCTAGTCTTGCATCTGGGTTGCCTGTTCTATTAATAGCAGTTTCTAATAAATCTTTAGAGTATGCCTTTGATCTAGATAAAATAGTATTAACTACTTTTTTTCTTTGTCTGTTATTTCCATTTACCCACTCTGGTCTATTCACGTACTCTTCAGCTATTCTATTTAATGGTATACTAATGATTTGATTTAGTCTGTTATTAACGTCAGCAAAGGGTCCAGTGTTTCCTGTCTTCCATCTAGGCTCTCCTATCATGTTCATCATTTCAAAGAATACTCCATGAGGTGCTACTGCTCTTTTACCGTAGTTAAATGCACCTGCTACATCACGTTCTTGTCCTGCAATATATTTTTTAGGTGCAAGTTCTATATCAAAAAGATCTTGATATATTTCATCAACATATCTAAGTGTATTATTTACAAACTCTACGTTCTGTTTTCTGTCGTTAACTTGAAACTCAGTACTCATTAATTGAGTAAGACTATTTATAGGTTCCATTGGACGACTAATCATTTGAATAGGAGAACCTAAAGCTCCTCTACCAAAAGCTTTTGCTAATTCCCATATTTCACGTTCATCTCCACTAGATAGAATGTCGTAAATATTTTGATTAAAGTCATTTAAACTACCACTAAGAGGTTCAAAAGTTGAGCCTATGAGAGTAGTTGAAACATCTTCTATAAGGCCTCTTGGAACATCATCCCATCCATCATCCCATCCATGAGCTATTATCCTGCCTATTCCTCTGTATAAACTCTCAGGAAAATTATAACGGTTATCTACAATTTGACCAGATCTATCTCTTTCTTCAAATAATCCTAACGCATTTCTTTTATTTTTTAGTTCTGATATAGCAAATCCACCAATCATAGCAAAACCGACAGCAGCTTTTACATTTAAATCTACAGGATCTACTTTTGTTAATTCTGCTTGTTGTGCTTTAGTCATACCTTTAGACTTACGTACAAAGTATCTATGTACTGTACTCAAACCCATAGTATCAAACATAAAAGACATAGTGTTATTAAAAAATTGTCCAAATGGAATCATTAAACCTACAACAGGAATTTTTCTGGCATCTTCAATAATTTTAGCAACTTGTTTAACAGGCTGATTTAATTCACTCCATTTAGTAGCTCCAAATTTCATAGAGAAAGTATTCTTTCGTGCCTCTACAATAGCAGGAGAATATACTTTACTTACAAATTCACCTGAGTCTATTATAGTTACTATGTCTGGACTTTGAAGTAATTCGGAGTAAGACATATTGTAGTGTCTCCTAGATAATTTATCTATAGCGTACATTAACTCTTGTTGTTTAGTCATAAAGTCAACAGCACGTACTCCATAAATCATTTGTGCTTTGTCTAAAAGCATTTCTGTTTTATCTTTTACAACTTGAGGTAGATACCCTACACCCATAGCTTTTGCTATCTCGTCTTCTCTTTCAATACCTAAGAACATATATCGCAATAATTCTTTTGATTCGTCTGGAAACATTGTCATAAGATCTTCAAACCTATCTGCTGTAGCAGCAGGATCTAACATATTTGACATTTTATATTTTACGGAAGCTATATGATCACTTATCTCTCTTGCATTTGATCTTCCTATTTTATCTCCTCTTCCATAAAGAAATGCTCTTCCTAGATCAGAGGCAGATTGTATGCTTGTGGCTGTCTTCCAGCCAAATACATTCAATGCGGTAGTACCCGGATGTGTAACAACTGCACGAATAACTTGTCTTTGAAACCACCCTACATCATTTAAAACTTTACTGTACCAACTACTAGGTACAACATCAAACTCATCTACTAAAGCTTTATTTAATTCTTCTTGTGTGTCTGCTTTATATAATACATTCCACGCTTGAGAATACTGATTAAGTAATACACCTGCTTCTCTAGCATATGCAGCGTCCATATCTAATGCTTGAGTTAGTGTCTTTCCTTTATAGTCTGGAACAAATCTACCAACTGATGCTTGAAAGCCTTCGTCTATTTCTTTTCTTACTTCGGATGGCATACTTTTAACTACATCAAAAAGCCAGTTAGCAAAATTATCTTTAATAGGTTTGCCTGTTTTTTTATCTATAGGTAAGTTTTTTCTTGGTCCACCGTAGGTAATGCCTAAATCTCTTAGTATAGGAATAAGACCTTTAAAACCTACCTCTTCATCACCTGCCATAAACATTACACGAGCAGCCATAGATGCTTCTAAAGGCTGACCTTCAACAGTATACCTAAGAGGCGCACCTTTTTTTGCTTTGTCATAAAAAGAATTAAATTTTATTTTTATTTGTTTTAAATCAGGTATGTTTAACCACTGTTTTCCTATGTCATCTACTGCTTGTTTTACATTCATATTAGCTGCAGCTTCAGTGTTTGCAGCTTTTAGATCCATGTAGTTATTAAAACTATAAGATTCATTTATACCTTTACGACCTAAAGTACCCATAAATAATGGTACTAACTCAAATACACCACTCAACATACCACCACCTGCAGAAATAGCGGTCTGTAATTTAGAGTACTTATAGTCTGGATCAACTAACGCATCAGACTTTTGACTAATGAAGTCAGCTATACCAGTAAGTCCAGCTTCTGTTACAGCAACTCCTTTAGCTGCAGCATAAAATCCTTTTTTAGTTCTTTCTTTAATCTCTGCTTTTGATAACTGGGTTACTGCGTTTCTAGTAAACATAGTAGATTGCTGATTAACACTATCAATAATTTCTTTTTGTTCTCGTTTTGATAGTCTAGAATTTTGAACTGCTTCAATCCAAGCCTGTCCTTTTTTAATTGGAATCTTAGCTTTCTTAAATGTTTTCTTAACAATATTATCAAGACCCTCTTTAGATATTTTTTCAATAGCTTTTTGAAGGGCTGCTCTTTTAGCAAGAGAGCCAACACCTAATCCAAAAGCTGTAGTAGGATCTGTTATGAGTGACCAAGCAGTGTCTACTATGCCACTAAATGCCTGTGGTGTAGTTGTTCCTTGTTGAAACATTCCCCCTTTTCCTAAGTCAAAAAGAATATTACCTCTGTGAGTTGCATCTTTTTCTTCTTGGCTTGCAGACATTAATCTATACTGGTCAGTTGCAACATACCACAGATTTAAATAATCTATACCTCTTTTTCCTGTTAGCCACTGCCTTGTTAGCTCTTCAGGTCTTGTGTTTTTTAAAGACAATCCTGTTCTATAGTGCATATCTTCAGAGACAATCCTCATTAAATTTTTATCTGCCACTATCTCATCTACTGTTAAACCAAGTGAAGGATAATCATCTGGCTCTTTTCTTTCTCCTGTTTTTGTGAATACATTTTGTCTATTTAAATAAGGACTTGTATTTAAAGGTAGTCCTTCTCCTAATGTTAAAGAGGGATCTTCAAGACGATTAGTTTTTATATCTGTTCTTATAGGTGTAGGTCTTCCTGTTGTAGAATCAAGCTCTTGTCCTTTTGCGTACAAAGCTTTATTTATACTAGCAAGCACATCAGGATATTCTGTAGTATAAGCGTCTTTAGTGTTACCCTTTTCTTGTGCTTGTAAGTAAACATTGTTATCATCAGGACTTTGACCTACAACATTACCTTGACTATCAATAATATCCATTTATTATTTACCCATCCACATGATAACTTTATCACCTACTACATACTTACCTTTTAAAGATCCATCTCTTGGTTTGTCTGCGTTCCATGATACAAACTCTTCCATGTTATTAAAGAAACCTTTAAAGCTGTTGTAGTATTTAGAAAAATTACTTAAAAAAGGATTTTGTGTAATAGCTCCAGAAGCTTTAGTTTCTATATTGTGTGCAGTCATTAAAAAACTAGGATTTATTAATGCAAACTCCGTCATCATTCTGTCATTAGACATATTTTCTAGTGTTTTTAACCTTTGAGAAAAAGTAATAGCTTCAGGTATATTAGTATAAAAATCTGTTTTAGGAAAAACAGCAGGGTTACCTGATATATCTTTAGCATCTTTGTTAAATATACTAGCCTGTTGTGCTTGCTTTTTAGTAGTGTCTAATAAACTCTTTGCTTCTTTTTGTAGCTCTGTAAATATTTTATCAGGAGATATATCAGTTCCTTTAGCAGGAAGCATTATCCCTGAAAGATCTCCTCCTAGTCCTTCAGGTACATTGCCTTCTCCAGCAATAGCACGTTCATAGTCTTCGTAATTTCTATCTGTAGAAGGTCTATCTTCAAATCCAAACAAAGACTGAAAGAAGTTAGTTTTTCTTTCTTCAGGATTTTTTCCTACTCCTGATTTAATTAAACCTAAAGATTTTTCCATAATGCTTACTGGATCAATTTCCATATCACTTGCATACTGTTCTGCATTAGATGCTACATCTTTTAAATCTGATACTGTTAAATCAGGTCTACTATTTAGTAAACTATAAAAGTTTTGAATGGCTTGATATCCACCTCTTTCTAAAATACCTTGAACACTACGTTTAGAAAGTCCTCTCATGTTAAAATAACTGACGTACTTTTTCATTTGATCTACATCTTTGCGACTATTTTTTATTGCAGCCGCACCATATCTTTGAAGATAGTTTCTTCTTTCTTCTGCTTTTTCACGAATAAACTTTCTGTTATCTTCTACAGTTTCAGAAAACTGTTCTCCAAATCCTGCCCAAAAACCTGCACCCATTATCCTGTCCTCCTACTCATTAAACCATTACCTGCCATGATGGGATTTTTATCAGTCCCTTTAGGAAAAGGATACATCGGACCTCTTTCTTGTGGAGGCTTAAACTCAGGGTCAAGCATTGGAGACAACTCATCAAAGCCGGGATTTAACTCTCTTGTACGATCTATATTTTCTAGCTCTTCTATGTTATCAGCATCCATGTCTTCTATGGTATTGTAATCAGGGGTGCTATCTTGTAAAAACATAAGTGCATCTTCTAGTGTAGAATCATCATATCCTTCTGCACCAATCTCATCATCCATTTTATTTATTTCTTTACGGATAAGTGCTTCAAGCTTTTCTGTTTGTTTTTCTTCAGCAGCACGTTCATTTTCTTCCATGCCTGTTTTGTAAGGTACACCTGCTTCATCCGCTATCACTTTTAATTGTTCATATATAATAGGAGAAATTATTAAGTTTATATCTATGCTATGTTTACCATTCATAGTTGCAGCAGTAAGAATACTTTCAGATAAAGCACGCAAAGGGTATCCTAATTCTATTAAAGTAATTACATCCTCTAGAACTTCTGGTTCATTTAAGTTTTCTAGGTGAAACTTAATTGCCTCTTCAGGATCAGACATCTCAGCAGGTCTTTCCCAAGGAAAGTTCTTTGGTTCATCTGTTAAGGATTGACCCGGAATGGGTGCTTGTAAAAGAAATTCTTCCATTATGTTTTTTCCATACTATTATTTGGTTTTTTAATTGTTGCTAGTATGTCAGCTAACTTTAATGCTGTTAGTTCTGACTGTGTATACTTTAATTCTTTTGAGTTGTCATCGGGTTTTACTTTTAATGGGGGAGACATAAATGTTTTTTTAGTAGTCATATAAACTTTTGTAACCTCCTCTAGGTGATGGAATAGTTTTGTAAGGATTAGCCATATTTTCATAAGATTTTAGTGTATTCTTTTTTAGTCTCCACTCAACTTCATTTTTTAGTATGTAATTATCTTTATTTAAATCTAATCCTATGTTAGCTTTATAAGTATTGTAGCCTCTCATAAATACTAAAGGGTTATCTTCTATTCCTACTCTTGCAGGAGACAAAACAGCTAGGTAAACATCTAATAGACTATTCATTTTTCCTACTTGATTTCTAATTCCTTTTCCTTGACCTGATAAATATCTTTCAACGTAATCCATTTGTTCTACTCTAGACATATTTTTTAACTCGTCTGTAGTAGTTCCTAAATTTATAGCTGTGTCATCCATAAAATGTAGTAAGCCTGTAGCAGAAGAATCTTTATTAAAACTTGAAGGACTAAATGTGTGTTGTGTTTCAAACGACATAACAGTAGCTAAGTGTTCAGGTTTAATTTCTAAATTATCTGCAACTTCTTCTACTTTATTTCTAAACTCAATGTCTTCATCAAAAACTTCACCACCTCTTATGTCGTTCCACCACTCTTCTTTACCATATAAACTTTCAGTACCTACATTATCATAATAACCTTGTACAGTTTTTTGTGTTTCTTCAAAAGATTTTACTTTTTTATTATCACTATTTAACAGGTCTTGTATTTGGGAATCATCTTCTGCACGTGGCCCCATTAGTCCTGTTGTACTTTTAGAAATTGCTTTTTGTACAGAGTCTTCTGGCACAATAGCACTCATAATTTGATCAGCTAAATTTGTAATTCCATTGTATGTTTTTTTCCAATAGTCTGCCATTTATTTTAACCGAACCCCATTATACCAGTTAGTATTGTACTAAACAATTTACCTTTGCCTATGTTGTCTGCTAACTCTGCTTTTTGTTCGCCATTTAGTTTTTCAATAGCTACATTAACTGCTCTATCTGCTGCACTCTCTGCTGCAGTAAATGCAAAGGACATAAGATCTCTTTCTCTTTGCCATATTTGATCTATAGCTTGTCCTGTTAATCCGTTTACAGTTTGAGCATAGGCCATATTAGCTTCGTTTTGTGCTGCTGTATCTATAGTAGCTATATTCTGTCTCCACTGAGCATTAGACTGAGCTATGACTAAAGCATTCTTTGAATTAAATTGATCTCTTTGATTTTCTAACTCTGAATTAAATCTTTGTAGTGTAGATACATTGTCTGCATCAAACTGTGCCATAGCGTTAGACTGCGATGCATTAAACTGATTAGTTTGATTAGCTAAACTAGCAAAGAATTGTTGTGTTTGATTCTCAGATGTAGCGTTAAACTGATTAGCTGCATTAGTAGCAGCTTGGTCTGTAAAAATAGATTGCATAATTTGTTGTTGCTTAAACATTGCAGTTTGCTGTGCATTACTTAGATTTTGCATATCCATCTGCATAAAGTTTTGAGCATTTTGTACTGCAGCTTGTTGTCTATTATTTAAGTTTGATATGTCTAATTGTGATAGTGCAGCAGCTTCAGCCATAATCATAGCTTGTGAGTTAGTTAAGTTAGCCATGTTCATTGTGTTAGCAGCACGACTATTTTCTAATGCAATTTGTTGGTCTGCAGTAAAGTTCATGTTAGCTATGTCACCTATACGTGCAGAGTTTTGTACTCGTGCTTGGAATGCTTGGTCAAACTCCATGCCCATAAATGTAGCACGTTGTTGTGCTGCAAGCATAGCACGTTGTTGTCTATTTGACAAGTTTTGTGCTTCAAATTGTGCAACTACAGCAGCATCTGCTTGTGCTATAGGTAGTGCAGCTTCCATTGCAGCTTGTACGATAGCTTGTCCTGCTATACTTGATGCACCAAGACCTCTGTTAGCCATTGCTGTAGTAGCTGCTCTCATTGCCCCTGCTGCCCATGCTGGTGTTTCACCGCCATCAAAGTCAGCCATAAGTGAATTAAGTTGGCCTTGTACTGTAGCTTGTGTAGTTGGAGTTGCAGTAGCAGCTTGTATCTGTTCATTAAAAGCAGAGGCAGTAGCTGCATCAGCATCACCAGATATAATTTCACCTGTCTGTATACTGCGTTGTACAGGATTTGTCATAAGAGTTGCTGCACCTTGAGCAGCACTCAAGTTAGATACAGGTGTAGTAGTGTCTGTTGCAGCAGTAACTTGTGCTTGTGTATCTACTGTTCCTTGAGCAGCAGTTACAGCGTCTGCAGCAGTTTTTACTGCAGGTGCAGCCGTAGCAGCTTGCATTACTCCTGCAGGGGTCTGTACAGCAGGAGAATCTACTTCAGATATCGAAGTAGGTGTAGGTATAGTTACTAAAGGATCAGTTGTACTTAGTTGACCTGTTGTTTCTGGTATAATTGCACCTTCTGGAGTAGGAGTAGTTGCTACTGTAGCTGGAGTAATAACTTTAGATGGATCAGAATAAACATTAGTCATTGTAGCTGCTTGATCTGCAGCTAGTTTTCTTAATTGTTTTTGCTGTTCTGTTAATTCAGGTGTGGTTGTACCACCTTCTTGAAAACCTCTGACATTACGATTGTTTTGAGGTAAAGGAAACCTTTGTTGCATTTTATTAGCTGTAGCAGCTTGTTGATCTACACTAAACTCAGAAAACTCAGGATTGTCTTTCATTTCTTTTTTAACTTGTGGATCATTTAATTCATCAGGAGAAAATATGTAACCTCCTTTAGCTGCCATTAAAGGTCTACCTTTAAGTATTTGATTATACAAACCTACTCTAGCAGCAATAGCAGGATTAGAAGCCATGAGTTGATCAATAGCTTTTTGGTCTAACTCTTTATCACTTTTAATACCAAAAAATGGAAGTATAAAATCTTTCATGTTTTTTGGTGTTATTCTACTAGGATTTTGTTCCTTCGCCATTCGTTTTTATCCTTAATCCTTAGATGCTATACGCTCTACGTGAGTTCGTATTGCTTTTATGTTCTCATCTATTCGTGCTAAAGCTACAGCTTGGTTTTGTACGAGTAGCTCTAGCTTTTCTGTTCGTGACTCTAGTCGTATGATATTAGTAGCGTTAGCTTCAATGCTAGATTGCATTTGTGATACAGTCCACACGATGGCGGCTGCTTGTAGTACAAGTGCTACTATAAGTGTTACAGGTACGGACTTACTGAGATGCCAACTGTTGTTTTCTTTACTCATGGTTTTCCATCCTTGTTTCCTTACCTACCGTTAGCGTACTTAAATGGTTGTTCAGCAAAAGCTAAAAACATATATTTTCCTGTATCTTGATTAATTCCTGTGTTTCTTAACTTAAAACCATTACTAAGCATATCAATATCAACGCTACCTGTATCTTCAGCGGTAACTAAATCTGCTCTTAATCTATGAGTAGTTAGATTAGAAATATCTCTAGCGTTATCCCATATCTGCCAACTTGATGTTGACTCTGTACGTTTTGCCATCACAAAAGCGGGTCTAAATCCTGTATAAACAAACGGTCCATTTGCATTTCCATTCCCAATGTATTCGCCTATTCTTGAGTATCCGTCTACACTTGCAAAGCAGTAGTTTATTACCTTACCCCCAACAGCGTGCCAAGTTCCATTTCCTTTTTGAGAAAATACAGTACTTGTTGGATCTGTATCTGCCCAGACACCATCTTGGTCTTCTTTTGCGTCAGTACTATTAATTTTTAGTCTGTGCGTATTTCCTATTGATGAATGAAAAACATCCCAGTTACTAGTTGTATCTCTGTTTTTTGATATAATCATTTCAGGAACTGCATTTAACCCATGTGCTATTGTCATTGTTGCATCATCTGTAACAACAAAATTAATAATACTAAATCCAATATCAGTGTTTACAGTTCCTGAACTATCTACATTACCAACGCTTGTAGCACTTGCGTCATTACTAAATGTAGTTCCAGCTTTCCAAGCCCAACCAGCATAGTTGTGAGATGCTTCATTATCTAAATTACTATTGCCGCTGACGTTATAACCATCAGTTATAAATGTTATATTAGCAAAATTACCTTCCCCATTATTATTAACAGTTTGAAAATACGCATCATCTCCTCTAATTCTGTCCATCCACGCACCACCACTATCATCTGTTCTTTGTTTAGTCCAAACTAAATCAGGGTCAAATCCTGTATCAATATCTTGGTTTGTTCCGTTACCAGTAAAAATGTTAGCACTAAAATAATTGTCAGGTGAACCACCTTTGGCAGGGTCTATTGTTGCAACTGGGTCAGGTAAATTAGATGTACACAAAGCTAAGAAACCAGAAGGCGGTGCGTAGTAAAAATCACCTATACCATTTCCATCTGTATTACCTTGTGCTGTTTCTGTTCCTGCAAAAGAACTATCTTGACCTGCGTTAAAAATAAATGTTGATGCTCCAGCCGTTCCGCTTGTTGTCGCATTGTATACAACAACTTGTAAATCATACTCTTGTGTAATGCTAGAAAATGCTTCATTACTTCCTGCTTCTGGGTCACCGCTATTCTGCCAAGTTCCATTCTTAGCAAAATATAATTTACGATTATCTCTATCAATAGCTATTCCTAAAACGTCACCATTTGCAAAGGAATCTCCGTAACTGCTTTTTGTTGAGTAAGCAATTTTTTGACCATCTTGAAGATAACCATGTCTAGGTAATTGCCCTGTGCTTCTACCATCTGCTAATGCAGATAACCCAATAGCAGAATAAGCACTAGCAATAGTTGTCATACCAACTTCACAATACCATTTGCCAGTTGTAGGAATTGTAAAATTAGAAAACGCTTGATCTACAGAACTAGAACTACCAACTTGAACTTTTAAATTACCTTCACTAAAGGCTGTTGTACCTATTTCACTCAAAATATTTAAAACAGCAAAGTTATTCGTAGGGCTATCAAGAACACTATCTCCAACAGCTAAACCTGATGCAGTAAATACTGGAGAGCCTAAGTCTACATCGTTGTTACCTGTATTAACACCAATAGAACTTCCTCCATTATCAAATACATCATTTTTCATTTCTAATCTATAACCTCTGTCTCCATAGGTTAGACCTGATGTATTTTTTGGAACCCAAATTCCGTGTTTAAACTCACCAAAACTTGAAGGGGCTAATGATGAACCATCAATAACTGTAATATCAGCTAAGTAACCTTGAAAGTGCAACCTGTTATTTGAACCTTCTGTACCCCACCTAAAATCATTATTGCCATCACCAAGTAACCAATCTACGTTTTGATCCCCTGTATCCTCAGTATCAAATACTGTTTCTTGTACACCATTAATATAAATTCTTGCTCTGTCTCCTGCTGTTCCACTTGTGCTATCTACACGAAGAACTATATGATACCACGCATTTTCATCTCTTAAACATCTGGTCGTTCTTAGTTGTACATCATAAGAACCACTTGAGTAATTATAAAAAGCTAATCTACCACCTAAACCTCCAGAGTCTCCTGTGTCAAGCTCTACAGCCGCAACATTACTTCCATCTGTATAACGCCCAAGAACAAACTGACGAGTTCCACTTTCTGCAGGTTTTAACCAAAAAGAATACGTAAAGGTTCTACGACTATGAGTATAACTATCTCTATCTAAAAAAGCAGAGCCGCCAAACCTTAGTGAGTTTGTTTGCTGAAAAGGATAAAAGTCACGAGAAGTATAACTACCAAACCCTAAAACATTATAACCAAAATTAGTCATTATTATTCCTTATGCATCATTTGCTGCATCTGTAGTGAAGAAAAGTTTAATTCCTATTAAACGAGCATCTTCTGCCATATCGTCATTACTATCTGATACATCTCTAAAAATTCTAAAGTAAGTTAGTTTGTCATCCGCAGGAGTACCTGCAATAGTAACAGCACCACTCTCTGCGCTTATACAAAGTTCGTTTGCTGCTCCTTGTGCTGCGTCATCAATAACGATTGCCGTTCCATACGGACCTGCATCAAGAGCTTGATTATCATTTACAGCTATGCCTTGTAATGCCCAACTAACTCCATCAGTATCTGTAGCGGCAGAAGCCCAATAAACTTGAAAGGTAACTGTTCCTAAATTATATGACTTAGGAAATGCTACAGAAAACTGAGCGTGTTCGTCTGCGCCATCATCAAAGTCTAGACAAACTAAATCAGGTCTGCCTGATGTTGTTTGTACTGTAGTAAGTCCTGCACACCCATTAGAAACAGTAGGTTGCATAGCTGATGCAGGAACCCAAATTGTTTCTTTACCTGCAACTTTTGCTGCAACACCCCCAACTGTAAGTCCATCTGTTTCTAATGTACCATCAATGTCAACATCACCAGAAAAATCTCCTGTTGCAGCGTCTAGCTCACCAGATATTGTTAAATTTCTTATTCCTGTTGTATCTATATTTGCATCTGTTGTAACCACTTTAGAAGCAAGTGCTGTACCTGCTGTTAAACCATCTAATAATTCTAATTCTGCTTCAGCAAGAACAGCACTACCAGCAGTAAAAGCTGTACCTGTCACAATACCAGTTGAAGTTATTGCACCAGAACCAATAGTCCCAGCAACTGTTACTGCACCATCAGCAAGTGTTATTAAATCTGTGTCATCCGTATGACCAATGGTTGTCCCGTTAATTAAAACATTATCAATATCTAAAGAACCACCTGAAATAAGTCCTGTTGTTGTAATCGTTGATGAGCCAGTATCTATTGTACCAAAACCAGATGTAATAGAGCCTGAGTTTAATGCACCAGTTGTAACGATATTACTGCCACCAACACTGTGACCAGCAAAGTAAGTAGACACTGTATCTACGTTAGTCATCCGCATTGTGCCAGCATCATTAATAAGGATACCGTCACCTGAAGCTACAGAAGTTGTACCTCTGGCTGTATCACCATCAATTAAATTAATTTCTGTTGCTGTTGTTGTGACACCGTCAAGTATATTTAACTCTTCTGGAGTAGATGAAATTTGTGTAGTAGAAGCTGCAGCTAATACAGGAAGTGTACCTGATACGTTAGGTAAAGATATAGTTCTATCACCTGTAGCATCTATAGATGTTAATGTAGTTTCGTGAGCATCAGCAGTAGCACCTTCAAACACAACAGCATTGTTAGCGTTCATTGTCACAGAGTCTACTGTTGTAAATGTACCACTTACAGAAATGTTAGTAGCAGAAAGTGTGCCTGTACTTGGGTTGTACTTTAAGTCCCCATCTGACTCTAAACCTATGTTACCACCATCTAAATCTCCACCTGAAGTAAAGACAATAGCGTTGTTTTCGTTTGTACTTTCGTTATCAGTTATTGTAACTGTAGTAGCTACAGTAGCAACTGCAGCAGTACCTGAATATCCACTAGATGTAATCGTACCTAATGAAACACCATCATCAGCAAATGTAATTGTACCACCGTTTGCGTCTAGTGTAATACCACCTTCAGAATCTAGTGTTACAGTTGTACCAGCTAGTTCTGCTGTACCGTCTGCTGTAATCTGAATGTTAGCGGCTGCGGCTGCTGCGTCTGTTGTTTCAATAGTAAGTGTACCATTTGTACCTGCAGTTAAAGTAGCAGTATCACTCGTTGAACCTGTCATTGTAATGACTTTACCATTTACAGCTACATCATCTACTGTAAGTGCAGTAAGTGTACCTAAAGAAGTTACATTACCTTGAGCAGCCGTAGATAAAGTTCCAGCTAACTCTCCACTTGATCCATAAATAACTGCTTTAGAATTAACTACAGAGTTAGCAGAAGCAGTATCAAGTAAGTTTAGTTCAGCAGCAGTAGAACTTACTGCTGTGCTACCAAGGGTTAACTGTCCGTCAGGTACAATAAGTCCTGCTGCACCGTTAAAAATTAAGTCATCAGCAGAAGTATCCCAAGTTATATTTGCAGAGGCAGTGTCACCATACAGTATTACATCATAACCCTGATCATTAGCACCAATAGTAAGTGTAGCATCTAACTGTACTGCTCCATCAATGTCAACAGCATCAAGGTTTGTTGTACCATCTACGTCTAAGTCTGTTCCTACATATAGTTTCTTCGCTATGCTTGCTCCACCTTCAGTTCGTAAAGCTCCTGTGTCACCTGAAGCGTCACTAGAGTCTGTAGCATCAGTTATGTCAACTACCCCTGCAACTGTAAGTGTGGATGCCATATCTACTGCGCCATCAATGTCTACAACATCTAAGTTTGTAATACCATCAACGTCTATGTTTCCTGAAATGTCTAAAGAAGCTGCAATAATTTCACCACTAACATCAACTGCACCATTTATGTCTATAGTTGTAGCGGCTATTTGTATTTCTGTATCAGCTACAAGATCTAGTTGACCGTCAGCAGATGAGTATATGTATATAGCTGTATCACGAAACTGTATCTTTTCATTATTGGCAATAAGTATATCGTCAGAGAACTCAAAGTAGTCTTCGTCTTCCATCCATTTAAGTACACCATCATTGCTCTCACCATCAAAGGTAATTGTAATATCTGTACCTGAAGTAGCCGCACCAAAGGTAAGTGTGTTACCTAGTAGTTTAGTTATTGGACCACCTTCTGCGGCAGTGCCATCGTGAGTGTGTCCTGAACTTGATGCGAAAGCAGCTAAGAGTTGGTCAAACTCATCATTAGTATGTGCCGCAGTTATGGTATCTCCATCTGCGTAAGTTGATTGTCTTGTGTAGGTTGCTCCCATTACCTTCTAGCCCCTAATTGATATTCCATTTGAAATCCTTTTAATGAATATGGACCAGTTGAATTAGCCCCATCTTCTACTCTTAATGCTACAGCAAAGCCTGAACCCTCTACCGATTTTCTAACGATTGGTGATGAAGGACCACCATATGCAGATGTGCCATAGACTGAAGACCCATAAACACCACCTACATCTAAACTATCTAACGCATACGCTGCAGGTCGTGTAGAGTTTGCATCTTCGTAATCATAACGTACAAACATATCTGCATCAATAGTTGATTCAGGTGCGTAGTTAATATTTACTCTTTGCATATGTTTTCGCACACCAGGATCACCGAAAGTTAAATCTGGACTACGATACTTAGCTTGAATTAATGTACCATTAAATGTATCACCTTGATCTTGTCTATAGACATATCCATCAAAACCTCCGTGTACAGCTATAACATCTCCTGCTTCTACTACACTGTCAGTACAATTAGGTCGTATACCTTTCATTTGTGAAAACTCAAAGTTCTGTCCTTTTAAAACACAGATAACTCCTAATGTAGCGGCTTGTGCGCCGCCCTCTTTAGAAAAGAATATTCTATATTGTGTTTTGTCAGGTATAACTAAAGATGTAAAGTTTGAGGAATCTGTAAGATTTTCTCTAAAGATAGACTGTACATTAGAACTAATTGTACCAAGTTCAACGTCACCAATTCTTGCAGTACCAGCAATAGTACGTAATCCATCTGGTCCTAGGAATATTAAGTCACCAGCAAATTCTTGTATTGTGTCGCCGTTTACACAACCAATGTTGCGGGTAACAGGTGTAACTGCAAAGTTACTACTTGTAGTTCCTGATAGTTTAAATATTCTGTTTTCACAAAAGATAAATAAATCTTCACGGAAAACTTTTAGTCCAACAATCGTATCGTCAACTTTAAAACTACCTGCACCACTATTCGTAGCAAAGTTGTCTTCGTCAAACGGAACACTGAATACTACTTCTTGTGGGGTGTTAGGCATACCTGCGTAGAACATATGGCTCTTAAAAGCTGCTACGTCTTTTGCCCCAGTAACTACAGTACTTACTTCTCCTCCACCTGCAGACGCAACATCTGTTGCAGACAGAGATGTATTAAATATAGTTGGTGCATTTACTTGGTCTACAAAAATAAACTTATCATTACCGTCGAAGTTAAATCTTTCAAATTTGTATTTAGCGGCTGATGTTCTACCTGTATCCCTAACTGTCCAACTCTCTGATACAGTATCTGAAGCTGAATGTGCGGCGGCAGTTGTACTACTTGTTGCGCGTGTGACACCAGTAAGAGTTGTAGCTGTCTTACCTGTATATGTAAATATTTCTGAGTTAATACCTACAGTGCCACTCGAACTAAATGAAGTAGTAGACTTTACATTAATAGTTCCAGATCCTGTCATACCAGTAGATGAAGCAATTTTTTGACTTAGTGTTGTGCTAGCTGAACTATATATTTTCTCACCTCTAGCAGCAAGAATATAGTCATTAAACAACGCAGACATTAAAATTGGTTCACTGCTTATTGTAGTCTCAGGAACTTGCTGATACACGTAAGGCGCAAAACCATTAATGCGTCTGTAGCCGCCTTCAACGTCAGGCTCAAAGTTAGTTAGCTCTAGTGCCTGTCCTGGTTGCATAATAAAAGTAGATTGGTTAAGAACTAATCCACCTTCGCAGTTAAATGAAAAAGGTTGTACCTGTGAATTGTCTGGCATTAATTTACTCTAAGTGAGGAGCTACAGCCACCTCTAGCGTTTCCTGGTAGATATGTAGACCTAACATACTCAAATTTATTAACTAACAAAGTTTGCATATTTTTTATACCTTGCTCGAACCTTGTAAAGTTTATCCCGTACTGTTGTACCTCTCCTCGATACTGATATACAAAAGCAGTAGCACCATCAACAATAACTGCAGCAAAACGATCAGGAATAGTTGTAGTGTCCCCGTGCGCTGTCATATCCGCAGGGAAGGTAAAGTAATCAAACTTTACTACATAAGATTTAGTAGGGTATGGGTAAAATAAATAATTATTGTCTAAGGTGCGTACAACGTGTGTGGGTACTCCACCATCATCAAATTGAGTTACAGTAACGCCACTAGAATGGGCAGCAGCCGTTGTACTATTAGCACCACGAGTACACCCTGTAATGTCATTACCGCTAATAGCAGTGTACGTTACTTCCTCGTTACCTATATATACTTTACCTGCACTATCTAAACCAGTAGTTGAAGTAAGTGTAAGAGTAGCAACCGAATCTGAATGTGAACCATTTAAGGTTGTAGATATAATTAAGTCTTCTTGATCTACGTGTTTATTAATATAATCATTGTAGTCTAGGATTTGTAGTTTACCACCGCTGTTGCCTAGTGTGTCATTAGCTACTATTCTAAACGTATTGTAGTCAACTACCTTAGTTGAGGTAGGTAGTGAGTATCGAACAACACCTGCAGTTAATGTTTTACTTTCAGTAGCGTGGTTAAATGGGTAATTAAATTCTCTTTGATTAATATATCGAACAGCTTCGTTAATAGCAGTTTTAGCTTGTGTCTGTATTCCTCTTGAAGAAGAAAAAGTTGAACTCGTTAATTCAACTTCATTTAACCTTGCCAGAACTTTATTTGTTAAAGTT